AGCATTATGTGGGTGTTAAAGTTTAACGGTACAATTCAAGACAAGAAATGAACAATTCGGTTGAATACATATTAAGCCTTAAAGATAAGTTTAGCAGTGGCATTAAAAGTGCTACTTCTAACACTGAAAAACTGAATGGTGCAGTAAACCAAGCGCAGAAATCATTAGGCAGTTTAGGTGGCGCTTTAGGTATTGGTTTAGGTGCTGCGGGTATTGTTTCATTTGGTCGCGAGGTTGTAAAAAGTTTAGTAAATTACGAATATTTTTCGTCATCATTAAGGACATTAATGCAAGGCGATGCGCAGGCGGCAAAGGCTTTGGAAAATCAGTTAGTTGAAACTGCCAAAACAACACCATTTAGTTTAGTTGAGGTTCAGGATGCAACAAAGCAATTATTAGCCTATGGTTTTAGCGCAGGCAAAGTAGTTGAAAACATCCGTATGTTAGGCGATGTGGCAAGTGCTTTAAAGATACCATTTGGCGATATTGCTTATTTGTATGGCACGTTAAAAACACAAGGCAGAGCATTTAGTAAAGACATAAATCAGTTTACAGGTCGCGGTATTCCTATTGTTAAAGAATTAGCAAAACAATTTGGTGTTGCTGATAGCGAGGTGATGAAGCTTGTTGAAAGTGGTAAGGTAGGATTTGCAGAAATTGAAAAGGCATTTCAATCAATGACAACAGAGGGCGGTATGTTCTTCAATATGATGGCAGAACAAACTAAAACAACTGGAGGTCAATTAAGTGCTTTGGGTGATAGCTATGAGCAGTTAAAAGTTAATATAGGTAAAAGCCAAACAGGTATAATTGCAAGCACTGTAAAGTGGGCAAATGAGTTTGTTTCTAAAATGTCAGATGCATTTGCGCAAGGCAATATAATGGCCGAAAATTATGCTAAAAATGGAGCAAAACAATTTGGCAATTTCTTTTCATCGTGGCGAGATATGATGTATGAGTTTAGGACAGGCAAAGATGCTAAACTAATGATGTTGGATTATCAAAAGGAATTATACTCCGAATTTGTTACTACACCGGCAGCAACTTTAAATGAAGCAATAACAAACCAAACAGAATTAATAAATAGATTAACAAATTTAAGAAAAGATTACAATAAAGGATTAATTGATGAAACAGAATTTAGCAGAAAACGTGCTTCAATTTACGGAGCATTAGGTGAGGTTAAAGGTCAAATTGGTTTATTAAAAACAGCGCCATCAACAACAACCGCAGCAGCTATGGGTGGCGCAGCCGATTCCACAACCAAAGCCAAAGGTGGCACAGGTACAAACGTAGTTGAAAGTAGAGGTGTGCAAAACTTTAACATATCAATTAAAGAATTTGGCGCGGTTACTTTAAACACAACAAACATTAAAGAGGGTGCAAATCAAATTAAAGAACAAGTAGCACAGGCATTGATTGAGGCGGTTAATGATTTCCAACTAATGGCAACAAAATAAAGATATGAGTTTACAATTTATCATACCAACACCAGCGCAGAAGCAAAATGTAAGAACACTATCAAAGGGCTTTGGGCTTCCAATAGTGCAACGTGCGATTATAGCTGCAAATAACTTTAACATTAAAACAGATAAGCCCGATGGAACTTCATTGTATGGCACACCGATGTATGGCACACTATTTATTCAAAGGCCTGAATACACAACATTTGAATACAATGATTTTACAAACGAGTATGTTGAAACACCAAATCCATTAGCAAGCAATAAATCATTTGGAACTTTAAATGTTGCACCGGGCATCAATACAGAGGGCGCACAAGGTTTATTCTTAAACGGTGTTATCATTGATGCAACTGTTAACAAAACAATCGTTAAAACAGAGGTAATTGATTTAAAAGGAACTGTCAAAGAATACATGGGCGAAAGTGATTTAACGATAACTATTCGCGGTTATGTGGCATCACAAAATCCTGATGAATACCCAGATGACGATGCGAGATTAATTAAATCGTATTCAAGTGCGCCAGTATCTTTAAAAGTGACAAGTGACTTTTTAAACAATATACTTGGTGTTAGTCAAATAGTAATTGAAAGTTGCCAAATGTCGCAGCAACAAGGGCTTCGCAATGTGCAATATTTTCAATTGAATTGTGTTAGCGATATAGATTATACAATTTCTAAAACAACAAAAGATGTTTAGAATTGTGTGCCGCGTAATAATAGAGCAACAAGGCGATGGCCGTAGTGATACGTTTACATTTGCCAATGTTAGCAAAGTTAGTGTTTCGAGGTCGTATGATAAGCAAACACAAACGGCATCGGTAACATTGCCGCGTAATGTTAACTACAATAAAAAAAACATTTACGAGGGCGCAAATGCTTTGATGCGTAGAGGCGATAAGATTAAAATTATTGCTGCATATTTTCCAAATGAAACGGTAATATTTACAGGTTACATAAGTAAGATAAACAACAACGTGCCTGTTGAACTATTGTGCGAGGATGAAATGTTTTTGTTGAAACAAGCTATATCGCCAAACCTATCGTTTCCAAGTGTTGACTTAAACACGTTTATTGGCAAGATGCTAACTAACATTAATGTGCCATATAAAGTTGATTTAACCGCACAATTAGGGCAAATAAGATTACAAGAAGTAAGCATTGGTAAAGTGTTGCAAGTTTTACGCGACCAATACGGTTTATTTTCGTTTTTTAAAAACGGTGTGTTGCGTGTTGGATTACCATTTTATAAAGAGGAAGCTATGAAAGCGGTTTTTTTGTTTGAGAAAATGGTTAAAGAGGGAATGAGTTTAACTTATCTTAAAAAAGATGATGTTAAGGTGCAAATCAAAGGCATATTAATTAAAAACAATCAGCGCGAAGAATTTATATACGGTGACCCATCGGGTGACATTCGCACTGTGTTTCAGTTAGGTGGCACAAAAGCCGATTTAGATGCAAAGTGTAATTCGTTTTTAGAGCAAGCAAACTACACTGGTTATTATGGAAGCTTCAAAACTTTTTTAGAACCGTTAGTTGTTCCGGGTGATTATGCAGTTGTTGATAGTTGGAAGTATCCTGAACGTAAAGGTAAATACTTAATTAAATCAGTTACAACAGAGGTAAGTGTTACCGATGGCGGGAAGCAAACGATTGAATTAGAACGTAGAATAGCATAATATGAGTAAAGAAGTAACAGATATAAGACAGGCAATACAAGCATTAAGTGGCTTTGGTGACCTGCAATATGAGGGTGTGGTGTGCAATGTGAGCGACATTGATTTGGCTACGTTCACTTGCACTTGCACCCCGATAAATGGCGATGCAGAATTTTACGATGTGCTGCTAAATGCCGATGCTGATAAGGGTTTTACTTTGATACCTGCAAATGGTAGTTTAGTAATTATACAACAAACATCGCAAGCAAATGCTTACGTGACAATGGTAAGCAAGGTTGACCAAGTTTATTTGGCTGGCGATGCGAATGGCGGATTGGTAAAGGTGCAAGTGTTGAATGCTGCATTGAATAACTTACAAACCGAAATTAATACGTTGAAAGCATTAACAGGCACTGCAATAACAGTTTATTCAGGCATATTAGATAGTGGTGCAAGTGCTGCTGCATTTAACGCGGCAGTATTACCACAAATAAACATTTCACAAATTGAAAACACAACTGTAAAACATGGCAACGGCTAAAGATTTTCTGCAAAATAGCGATGGGGATGCGCTAATAGTTAACAACGATTTTGTTATTGGTGCCAGTGATGAAGACCATATTGTTGACATTATTAATTCAGCGCAAGGGGATTGGAAAGAGTATATACTTTGTGGTGTTGGTATTGATAATTACTTAAATAGTAGTGGCGCACAATTGCAATTGAAAAAACAAATATTATTACAATTAGCGCAGGATGGATTCAGTTCAATAACCGTTAACTTTAACGATAATAATAGTTCTAATTTTGATGTCGATGCAATACGTAGTTAAGGCGGGGCAAGGCATTTATGATGTTGCGATACAATTGTATGGCGATGCACAATATTCGGTTAAGTTATGCACTGATAATGATTTGACAATAACCGATTCAATTGAGGGCCTTACATTAACTTATGATGACACAGTGAGGCGCAATGTTGTTTCTGCTGCGATAAAGCAACAGAACACACCACAACAGCCCGACAATAGTTATTTTATTAAGCAAACGCAATCGGTTTATGATTTGGCTTTGCAGTTTGGTTATGGATTAAACAGAGTTGCCGAATTTTGTCAACTTACTGGATTAGATATTACTTCAACTTCGGTTGGCAGTCAAATAATTCAAGTTACTAAAATACCAAATAATATACCATTTGGTAGTATATTTGCAACTCAATCCGAAAGCGAAGCACCGGAAATTCCTTACTTTATTTTATTAGAGGATGGATTTTATTTGTTGCAAGAAGATGGATCTAAAATAATATTATAAATGGCAGATTTAAAAATAAGTGCATTAACAAGTGCTGGTGCATTAGCAGGCACAGAACCATTACCTATTGTGCAAGGTGGTACAACTAAAAAAACAACCGCGCAGGATATTGCTAATTTAAAAGCAACACCTAACCTACAACAAGTAACAACTGCGGGTAATACAACATCAGTAGGTATTGCTGTTGATAATGGAACTGAAAGCGTTGGAATTAAGCACGACCAAATAAAGATTACTAATGCTTTAGGTGAGGCAACAATAACATCTCCAACACTTACAACTGCAACAACCTTTGAATTGCCAAACAAAGTAACAACCCCGCAAACATTTGCGATGTTGAGTGATATAACAAGCCTTGTTGCATCAGTAAGCGCAGGCACAAACATATCGGTAACAGGCACAGCAACCGCGCCTATTATTAATTCATTAGCGGATAGATATAAGACCTCATCAACATCAAGCATAACAATAGGCAATGGAAGCAGAACATTTACAGTTGATGCTGATTTAGCATATATTCCTTTGCAAGAAGTATTGATAGTTTATGACCCATCAAACCACATGCATGGAGAGGTTACAAGTTATAGCGGCACAACGCTTGTTGTTGATGTGAATCATCATACTGGTAGCGGCACTTATACTTCGTGGGTAATCAATCTTGATGGCATTCCGATTGATGCCATTACGGGTGTTGGAACTGCTAACGAAATATCTTACTTTACAAGTGGGCAAGTGATAGCATCGTTGCCAGTTGCAACCTATCCAAGTTTAACGGAATTAGCAAGGGTTAAAGGTGTAGGTAGTCAAGTTGTAGGAACAACCGACACAAACACACTTACAAACAAGCGCATAACTGCAAGAATTGGCACAACAACAAGTAGCGCAACACCAACGATAAACACAGACAATGTTGATTTCTATTCATTAACTGCACAAACAGTTGACATAACATCATTTACAACTAATTTAAGTGGAACACCAACAGATGGGCAAACATTGTGGATTGCCATTACTGGAACTGCAGCAAGGGCAATAACTTGGGGTACAAGTTTTGAAGCTTCAACTATTGCATTGCCTACAACAACGGTAACTACGGCAAGGTTAGATGTAGCATTTATTTGGAATAGTGTAACAAGCAAGTGGAGGTGCGTGGGTACTTGTTAATATGGGACTACCTGCAAACATAATCGGAATAATGGGTAAGAAACAAGGCTATCTACCATTAACAACTGCATGGATAGCAGCAACATCGGAAACCGATACAACTATTTTAAATGCACTTAATACATTTGAAGCAGGCTTAATTGCGAATAGTTTAACTGCTAAATTTACTGCTTTATATCCTATGGTGGGTGGGACATCAGCAAAGCACGCAAGAAACTTTATGAATACATCGTTGTATAGTTTAACTTTCAACGGAGGTTGGACACATTCTGCTACGGGTGCTTTGCCAAATGGAACTAATGCAAATGCTAATACTACCATAAATGCAAACACAATTTTAACCGTAAATGATAACCATTTAAGTTTTTATTCAAGGTCTAATACTGCAGTTGGTAGTGGTACAAATTTAAAGGTATCCATAGGTGCGTATAGTGCAACAACAGTATTAAGGCAACTTGCATTATTTTTAAAAGCAAATGGAACTGGCAACTCCTACTACCAAAATACATCAGGCACACTTACTCAAATTGCCGTAGGCGCAAGTACAGATAGTAGAGGATGGTTTATTGGCAACAAAGCATCAAATGCAATTGGTGGTTTAACTGTTAGCAGAAATGCCACATCATTAGGCGCTAACACTATTGCTCCTACTCAAACATTATACCCATCTGCAAACATTTTATTATCGGGTAATGCATTCGGAGGAACAGTACAATACGATGACAAGGAGTGTGCAATGGCTACTATTGGAACAAGTTTAACAAGTGGCGAAATCAGTACATTGTACACATTAATACAAAATTTTCAAACTTCTTTATCTCGCCAAGTATGAAGCTAACAGAACTAACACAAGAAGAAAAACTACTTTATGTAGGCTTACTTACAGAATTACAAAAAGATGAATTAGTCGGGCAGTTATATGCTCCATATTCATATTATAATCCTATTCAAGATATTGACAATAACTGGATAATATCGGTTGAAGAAATTGAGCAAACAATAACACTTGAATTTATGTGGGTAAAAGAATTACCTTTGATACCTTATACTCAAAAACAATATAACGAAATTTAAAAAATGATACATTCCCACCATCCAGACAATAGCATTTTAGTCATCATTACAAGCGTAATCATTCAAGCAGGTGTATGGACTTCAGATTGGTTTGGTAATATGAATTTAGTGGGCATATATGACACGATTTATGACTTTGCAAAGTTAGGTGCATTAATAGTTTCGATGTGGGCTTCGTATAGGGTAGCCAAGAAAAACAAGAATGACTAACCAAGAAATAGTAGCATTAAAACCATTGATATTAGTATTGATTATTTTGTTTGTTTATTTGATTGCGATGTTGTATCAGTATAGAGAAATAGCCAAGAATGTAGGTAGGCTATTCAAGGGCGGTGTGATTGCGTTGTTGGTTATGCTGGGCATCATAGATGATAAATAACAAAGCCCTCACATTTCTGCAAGGGCTTTACCTAATAACTAACACTGAACGTGGCAAAGATAGTAATTTAAAATAAACTTCCTTGCGATTGCTTTGATTTATCAAAAATATTTCTTGCGATATTGAATATTGTTAACCCAGCTTCGTAATCAACAAGGTTACGAGACATTTTTCCTTTGTATTGTTCACCTTTGTATTTATGAAAATCATAATCGTGAAATATTGACATTCTTCCAACGCAATCAATACCTCGTGAAAAATCGGGATTCTTTCTTTCATTAATATTGTTAGGTAATATAAAATTACACCAATACAAATGCCTACCCCTTTTTTGTGCAGGTATCAATGGCTCATAAAAAGGTATTACATTTTCAACTACATACTTTCCTTTAAAATAAGTATCTAAAAATAAAATTTCTTCATAAAGTTTCATATCGGGGTATTTCATTTTTCTATGCTCTTTCATACTTAAATTAAATCTACTATGTGTCGGGCAAGGTGGACTTGACCAAATAAAATCAAACTCTTTATAATGGTCAAGCAAATATTGATGTGCATCCGCAACGATTACTTTATCATTAGGAAATCTTTCTTGATATAGTCTCGCAGCTTCGGGGTCAAGTTCAACTGCGGTTACTTCGCAATCAGTCCACTTGTAACGATTACCGCCTAAACAAGCATACAAATTTAATACTTTATACATATTCTTTTAAATTAAAAAACCTCAATCAATGCGAGTAGGAGGTCGCACCAATCAAGGCTTCTGTTAAAATTTCGTTTCGTTGCTCCTACACAACGCTGCAAATGTAATAATTTATTTCAATCCAACAAACAACCAAAGCATAAACATAGCCCCACCAACACACCACGATGCTACTTTACCTCTCCTTTGTTGCTTTGTTTCTTGTTTACTTATCACTAACAGAGTGCTATCCGTTACGTTTTCCGCTTTGTAGTTAACTATTAAAGAATCCTTAATAGTTGAAACCGAATCACACAACTGAAACGCATTAAACAACGCAGCATAACTTGAATCTTTAACATTGATAATCTCATCACATAGAACAAAG